AAGTAGCAGTTAATAATGCTAAGGTTGAAGCACTTGCGTTAGGCACTAAAATCTCACGCAACATAGCCGATGCCAACCCTGCTCTCATAGTCAATCAAGTCCACGCAAGTTCAACAGGGAATATATTAGATTTACAGTTCGGCGGGGTTCAAAAGGCAAAAGTAGATATTGGTGGTAGTTTTACAGGAACTCACGCATATTTAGTGTCAATGATAAATAAGGCAAGTGTAAGTAATTCAAGAATATATGTTGAAGATACAGGAAGTTTAATTACTCGTAATATTGCCGATGCAAACACTTGCTTAAAGATAAACCAAGTCCACGCTTCATCAACAGGTCTAATCACAGACTTTCAATTTGGTGGAGTAAGTAAGGCAAGTATAGATAGATTTGGAACTGTTGCTTCTCCTAAATCTGCTATAAACGCTGATGGTGGAATAATGGTCAAACTTACGAATAAGACAGGTGCTAATTCAGTTAAAGGTCATGTGGTAAGAGCAAACCCTGATGTTGATAGTTCGGTGGTCAAAACTACTGACGGAATACCTGATGCTATTGGCGTGTTCTATGAAAGTGGAATTGCCGATGGTGCAGAAGCGTGGGTTGTCGTAAGTGGCATTGCCGAAGTTTACTTTGTTGGCGATGTAGCGAGAAGTCAATTAGCGAGAACATTTGTAGCGAGTGAAGTCGGTTATGTCATAGGACAAGCGATTGCCGAAACTGTGCCATCTGCTCCATTTGCGACAGACAAACACTTCTGTGAAATTGGTCATTGCATATCTGCAAGAACAGGTGCAGGACTTGCAAAAGTAGTCCTACATATGAATTAGAAAGGAGAGTTCAAATGGCTCTATATAAAGTTATTAAAAGTTCTAAGGGAGTTGCGTGTGCTTATCATCGTATTTTGGCTTACGGTATGAATTACATCGACAATACTATTGGTATCAATGTCGCTTCCTATTGTGATGAGAATTATCGTGATGCGGAAAAGAAGACAGGTCAATCAATGATCATTGACAACACAGGAATCACATTACCGATTGTCGATGAAGATTTCACGAGAGAAACGCTATACAAGAGACTCGTTAGTGAAGTGGAATTGTTTAAGGATTCAGAAAGCATTTAACCCACAAGGGAGAAAAGAGAAACATTATGAACGAATTACTACAAGCATTGACTCCTGCTCTTTTGAGCATCGCCATGACCTTAGCCGGTTTCATCGCAGCTTACTTAGGTTTGAAGGCAAAGAATATCTTAGCGAATATGGAAACCGAACAGAACAACACTCAAATTAGAGAAATCGTTGAATCGACCGTATGCTATGTTGAGCAAATCGGTAAGCTCTTGGGTAGCGAAGAAAAGTTAGCCGAAGCGAAAAAGGTTGCGTTAGAGTGGATGAACTCAAAGGGCTTGAAAGTGTCTGAAGTTGAACTCAATACCTTAATTGAATCTACCGTCCAACAATACTTCGCTAAATACGAAAAATGATTGCCGGTCAGAAACTGACAGAGAACGGGGTTGAGATAGCACTCTTCCCCGGTCTTCAATTGATAGCGAACCCACACAAAGATTACATCGCCTGTGATTTCGGTGGAACGGACTTTACGGCTCCACACAAATTGATCGTCAAACGAAACTCATCAAGTGCGTATCACGGAGTTTACTTTTGGACAGTGGATCCCGTTATCACACAGAAACACGGAACGACACACTTATCCTATCTCTTGATGCACGATAATGTTGTGTCCGACTTGCCTGTGGGTAAAATCATCGAACAAGGGGATGCGTGGTATCAGCGTGGTGGGTTCGGTCCTAACGGTCCTAAGACTTACGGAGACCATATTCACTTATGTGTTGCGATAGGGCATACGCTTAAAACGGAAACAGTGAACGGACATCAACAACTCATCGGTTCTGTTTACCCTGACCAAGTGTTCTTCATCAACGATACTGAGATTGTAAAAACGAGTGGTATGAGTTGGAAAGAATATATCGCACCAGTTGTAGAACAAGCCCAAGAAATCGTAGAACCTGTGCTCGTAGAAGAAACAAGCCCAATCGTTGAACCAATCGTTGTGGAACCCATCATTGAACCTATACCCGTTGTAGAGCCGATACAGGAAGAACCCGTAAAGGTTGAACAAGTTATCGACATAACGGAGAACATCGCTCCTGTGCCCGTAAAACAGGTCGTAGAGCCTTGTGACGCAGTTGAACAACCGAATGTATGGGTTAAAATCATAGCGATCATCATCAAGTTTGTACTATCACTACTGAAAAGGAAATAATCATGACAGAGAGACAACCGTCGCAGTCAAAACAAATATTAGAGATGCTCGGCGTTATCAATGAACGCTTGGCACGAATTGAAACAAAAGTAGAGTATCAACCAAGAATTGACTCGCAACGATTCGAAACTCTTGAAAAGTCCGAAGTCGTATGTAAGAACAATTACGACAAGATACTCAATGATCACGATGTTCGCATAAGCACGATCGAGAACAAACCAGGTAAACGATGGGATCTCGTTATCACAGCGTTCATAAGCTCTGGAGTCAGTGCCTTAGTATTCTATCTAACACGATAAGCCACCTAAACAGTGGCTCTTTTTTTATGCTCAATATAATTAGGGTAATTTATTCAACGATATTCGGTTAAATGTTCCCTAAGCCGTTTTAGTTTAATCACAATAATACTTAAATTAAAGCAGTTGTGCGTATATTCGACTATACTCGATGAACTACCGAGAAATGCTTAGGTGTTCGAATATAAGGGAAACATCAAACTTAGTGCGTATATTTAAATATGAACGAAATTAAAATGAATTACCTACTGGGTAAACTGTTGGGCTTTAATGGAGATCCGTTAGAGATACTGGATAGAGTAGAGCGTTTAAGGTTTCACTAAATTCATTTAACATTTATTTAACACTTTATTTAAGTTTATTGTTAAATCTAGAAAACTGATATAACAGAACGCTTGATTCTATAAGGAAATATAACACACCAGTAGAAACGAAAACAACTTCTTTTACTATAATGGTAAATAAACAAACCCTGTTAAACACAGGGCTTTTTATATGTCATTTAACAATAGTTTAACACTTTACAGAAATTCAACTTAAATTAACGGGTTTAACAGGTTCTTTTATCTTTCTCGCGACTTCATCTAACCGTTCAACCATATTCTTTTGTGAACTTACAAACAGATGACCGTAGACATTTTCCACCATTTGAGCAGAGTGCCCTAAGCGTTTGGCTATCTCGAATGGAGTAAACCCCATATTGATCAACAGAGAAACGTGTGAGTGTCTGATGTCGTGGATCCGTATCTTCTTAACTCCAGTAGATGAGCAGATACTATTCTTCAGCGTCTCTATCGTAGCTGGAGAGATATGATAATCAAGATAGAATAAGTTGGCTGTCTTATCTGTGCCCTTAATGTCTGTGATGCCCTTTATATAGTCTGTGAGCATCGTATTCAATTCCTGTGTCATTTGTATCCTGCGATAAGAACTACTTGTCTTAGGGGTCGTATTGAGCTTGTGTGCTGCGTCGTATGTTTTGTTTACTATGATAACATTGTCTCGAAGATCTACATCCCCAACAGTAAGTGCGAGTGCTTCGCCTTTGCGTAGTCCAGCCCAGTATAAAATCATAAATAGCATTTTGAACTTAGGATCATCCACAGCATCTATAAAGGTATTAAAATCACTGGGGAGCCAGTAGCTCATTTCACTATGACTTTGCGACTTATTTATAGTTGTCTTAGACTTGAACGGAGACTTCTCGATTAACTCATGCTCTATCCCATATCTTAATATAGACTTAATGATGACTTGAAATGTTTTGAGTGTCCCATTTCGATAGCCTTCACTTAGAATATGTTCTTGCCACTGAACGATCTGTCTTGGTGTAATGTTCTTAACGATCTGTGAACCGAAGAAAGGCTTGATGTGATTCGTATACACCGATTCAACATTCATCGTTGTCACTTGTTTATTGCGACTACACATATCTCGAAAGTATATTCCATATAATTCATCGAAAGTTATATTTGTGGTGTCCTTTGATGTCGAAGCAAGGAATACATCTTGTGCAGCCTTTGCTTCTCGTTTAGTGGTCCACGATGGATCCTGGTGGTATTTCTGTTTTCTCTTACCATAGACATCGGTGTATCTAACGGAATAGAAGAAAATCTTATCTTTCGTTTTACCTATCATAGCAATCACAAGTACTGGTGAGCAATCTTCATGAACTCATCAAAGTCAACTCCATAGATAGCGCATAATTGCTTCGCTATATCAACAGGGATCTTCGTGCGTGCTGTTTCATAATTAGCGATCGTCATCCTGGTGACACCTATGCGCTCAGCTATGTCCTGTAAAGATTTTCCGTTATTTATGCGATGCTGTCTAAACTGATCACCGACAAACTTATAATACTTACTGTATTTCATAAATGTCTCCTCTCATTTATATCAATTTTTATTTTGACACCTACATAATATCATAAATTATTAAAATGTATAAAAATATTATACAAATGTTGTTGACAATATCATTTTTTGATTATATTATTGGTGTATAAGGTTTTTATACAACTTAGAAAGGAAACATAATGGAACAATTCACAGTCAGACAGGTCCGCAGCCTCTTAGGTTTATCGTTGCCTGAGATGGCCAAAAAAATGAATATGAATCCCCAAACTTACAGAAATAAAGAATTGGGCATTCGTAAATGGTACATGGACGAAGCTGATAAGTTATCTGAGATCAGTGGAATCGACAGAAGCAAAATCTTGTTTAAGCAGTAATTAAGGGGCATTGAGTTTGGGGTTTTATTTTGGCCCTACTGTATAAGAAAATTATACAAGGAGAATAAATGGAAAGATGGATTAAGGCAAAGGAAGTAGCGACGATCGCCCAAGTCGGTGAATCGACAGCAAGGAAGATCATCCATATGGTTAATAAGGAAATACTAGATTGCGGTGGCATAGTCCCGATAAAGGGAAGAGCACCAAGAACGATGGTCCTAGAGAAACTGGGATTGAAAGGGGAATAAGAAGTTGTCATGAAAGTCATGTATAAATCCAGTGCCTTTTCATTAAAGCACCGACTAGAAGCTCAGATAAAAGCATTTCAAGGAATTGTAGACGCCTGTAATCAAGCATTGAAGTGTGTCCATCCTAAGGATCTAGAAGTTAAAAACAATCATATACGAGAAAGAGATCTCGCAACAAGAGTGATTAAGCAATTGATGGATCAACTGGACGAAAACAAGAAAGACATCCTAGGAGGCTTAGATTGAAACGGATTGATAAATCGAAGAAGCACACGATACTTTATAGCCAGTACATAGGAAACGATGTAGATGATGAAACTGGAGCAGTCACTGAGCTATATGTGAACGCATCCCATAGCCCAGTCATCGGATTGCCCGATGGCACAACCGTCATCATCAACTGGGAAGACTTAATCAAGATCGCTGAAGACTATGTAAAACAATTGGAAACAGGAGAACCCCAATGACAAGAAAAGAAGAAAGAACGCAGAGCTTTGAATGGTGTATATCTGACTATCTTGGAAAACTGAGCCACAAAGTCCAATACGGACAGATCGATGCGAATCATATCGCTTTAGTTCTAAGAAAGATCATGCAGCTGAATGAATTGGTATTGCGTTTTGTAGGCGATCAATTGGATGAGAAAGCAACGGAAGATATGTTTATACCAATTCAATTAGAACTGAATGAACTGGTCAAGTGGGCATGAGTAAAGTTCAAGCCTATAAGGAACTCTTCAGAACCCTGGGCATCATCTACAAGACGGATTATGAATCAGAACGTCAAGTTCGCAAGGCTATTGAATTGTTAAAAGCTGAAGGCATCGTATTCATCAAGTCAGACATCGGAACTGGTGTCTACGTCAGAAAAGAACACGCATCAGAAAAAGAAATCAAACAATACGATCACGCAGAGAATAGCCGTTTCAAAAATCATTACTTTCATACAAAACTACCAGCACAGCATATCGCTGAAGACTTAGTCGGTCAGAAGATCCACGGACGACTGGAAGGAACCATGAATGAAATTTACAAGATTTCTTGAAGATGAAAAAAGAACACCTACTCGAATAGATGTTCAAACCGCTTTCGCACCCAAAGTATATCACACAAAGCGTGAAATGAAAATCACACGAATAGCATTGATTATATCAGTATCCATCATCATCTTATCGGTCATCATCAACCTAATATGCTTCCCGTTCATGATTTCAGAAAAGAAAGTGAACACATCCATAGGAGACATTGTTTACCTAGATGGTTTAGCAACCGAAGTAGATCATCGTGGCAATCCAAGTCTAGCGTATCAAGACCCAAACAAAGAACCTTTATACGACACGATGCCTATATGTTCAACAAAGGCAACATTTAAGTCTTGGATGGACTACAGAAAGATTACTAATACAACGACAAGACAATGGAAGTATCGCAACCTAGCAACCACTGATGAGAACGGTTTCCGTCGCATCGATGATTATTACATGGTAGCGATGGCCAAAATGTATGGACCAGTTGGAACTAAGTATTACATCACATTCAGTGGTGGCGCATCGATCTACGCAATGATGGGCGACTTAAAGGGAGCTACGAAATGTCAGCACCCAGACACATCAATGCTCGAATTCATCATCGACCTAGACACATTACTACCCATCGTTAGAAAATCCGGCAACGTTAATAAAGTCTTTGAAGGAACAATAGTTGAAATCAGAATAATCAAATAGTGAGAAAAAGGAGAAACTCATGAACACAATGGCATGGCTTATCGTATGTAGCGTTATATTCTGTATCGCTTTCGTGCTGGGTGCAATGTGGTCCTACGTCGGATCCATTAACAAGTCTTTTGAAGAAGAATTCGCTAAAGAACTTAAGGAAAACAAATTCAAGATATGTGATAGATGTGGGTGTCGTTACGAAGATGCGACAAGCGGGTGCGCAGACGTATGTCAGTCCTGTATCACTTATCTAAACGAAAACCCCGATGACGAATACCTTAAGAGATGGAGATACGAATGAAAAATATCATCTTCCAAAAATTAGACATCATCAACTTCAAAGGCATAGAAAAGTGTTCGATTAACTTCGATATGAAAACATCCCTAAGAGGCGCAAATGGTGTCGGAAAGACAACGATCGCCGATGCTCTGTGGTGGGTTCTGTTCAATAAGGATTCAAACGGATCATCAGACTTCCCAGTAAAGCGTAAAGACAAAGATGGCAACGATATCAATAACATCATAGTTGATGTAAATCTAGTCCTAACGCTTAATGGAACATCGCATATCTTTAGAAGAACGCAAGTCGAAAAGTGGGTCACTAAACGTGGCGACAATGTGCCAGTGTTCTCAGGAAACGAACAGGAACGATTCTACAATGAATCATCCCTAAGCGCTTCCGAGTATCAAGAGTCCGTTAATAACATCCTTAGTGAAGATCTATTCAAGCTTCTGACTAACCCAATGCACTTTATGGCCCTTGATTATAAGAAACGCCGTGAAGAACTGATGAAGATCGTAGGCAACGAAAAGGACATTGAAAACACGATCAGAAAATCATCAGCGCTATTCCTACTCGATAATGAGTGGTCAAGCGACATCAACATCAATAAATCATTCGTTCAGTTCTTCGACTTCGTTAAACAGAAAGCAAAACAAAACGCAGATGAACTGGATAGATTACCGTATCAGATCAACGAGCTTCAACTGACCATCAAAGATAATCTCGATGAAGTGTCAATCAAGTCGCTCATATCCGCCTATTCTAAGGAACTGGCACAACTGAATGAAGTACAGACACCTGTTAAGTCACAAAGTCTCATAGATGCCGAAAGACAATTGCGAGAGAAAGAGTTAGAGCATAGTTCGATAGTTGATAAGGCTAACGCTGAATACTCCGCAAAACGCACAGAAACGGCTCTAGCGAAACAAGACCATGAGTACAGAATTGGAAGTCTTGAAAGTCGAGTATCGTTATTTAAAAACGAAATCGAACTCAATGAGAAATCTCAAGCTCAACTCGTGTTTAAGAAAAGCGACTTATTAGAAAAGTATCAGAAAACAAAGAACGACATTTGGGTAGCGCCTATCATTGAAACGGATTGCCCAGTGTGTCATCAACCACTAAAGGATCTAAACGTTGAGAAGTTGTTAGCCGATGATCGATTGAACTTTGAACAAAGCAAAGCAATAAGACTTAATGAAATCTTAACTGAAGGTAAAGACATCGCTCAAAGAATAGATGCGTTCGTAAAAACGAATAATACCATCAAGGATCGCATACTGGACATCGAGAAAGAAGTTGAAGAATTGCGGATGAAATTATCTGCGCTTCCGGATATGTCTACTATGACTCCGGCCGACTTCGTTGATAAAGATAAAGTTGATGAACTCAATAAATGGATCCTCATCCTAAAGAAAACGATCGACACTTATTACGATGATCAAACAGGTAAAGAAACCGACAGTAAGCAAACACGTAAGAATGAACTACAAGCATTGATCAACGACAATAACCAACGCTTAGGTGTATTAAATGCACAGAAGGAAACACTCAAACGCATTGATGAATTAAAGGGTCGTGAAATCATCCTACAAGCCGATAAGAATAAGTTTAAAACGCTAGTGTATCTATGTGAAACGTTTGAGAGAGCAAAGAACGAAGCTATTGAGAAAGCCTTGAGTTCACACTTTGGACAAGTCAAATGGCGACTGTTTGAACCACAAGTGAATGGAGCATTTAAGCAAGTATGTGACCCGCTACTGGATGGTAAGCCGTATAACGCACAATCCACTGGGGAACGCATTTATACAGGATGCGACATCATAAAGACTTTCCAAACCATCTATGAGATAGACACACCAGTCATCATCGATAATCGTGAGTCTCTGACCTTAGAAGTCCCACTCACCAGTCAAATAATCAGTATGTATGCGGATGACCGATATACAACGCTACAACAAGCGTAAAGGAGAAATATGAATAGAGCTTTAGCACAGATTATTTCTGTGATCATGCCGTTGTCTAACGATTACACACGGATGATGAACAATTGTGAACATCCTAACATCGTTGAAGATGGAAAATTAAAGTTTTGGTCCATCAGTAAACAAAGATATATCACATCGGCTTGTCAGCCAAAGGAGAGAACTAAATGACGAATCAAACACCAGCAGTTAAAACCGAAAATCCTGAGCTTAAAGCAAAGGGATTGTCTATCGCAGAATACGCACAGAAGGACATTGAAAAGTTAGTAAACAATAACGATGTCATTCTTCCTGAAGATTATTCCGTAGGCAACGCCATTCAAGCTGCTTACCTAAAACTATTAACTGTCAAGGACACCAAAGGCGATTACGCCATGAAGACCTGCAACCCGACATCGATTACAAACTCTGTTCGTGCAATGTTGATACAAGGGCTAAGCGTTGATAAGAATCAAGGTTACTTCATTGCATACGGTGATCAGTTATCATTCCAACGCTCATACTTCGGAACACTGGCGGTAGCAAAGCGTTTCACGAATGTTGTTGATCTAGAAACACAAGTCATTGTCGAAGGCGATGAAGTCACTGTTGAAATTATCAATGGCGAAATGAGAGTCACGAATCATAAAATCAAGAACTTCTTTGATAGAACCATTACCAAAGACAATATCAAAGGTGCGTATTGCATCGTTAAGCTCAAAGGTGGTTTTGAGAAGTGGGAAGTAATGAACCGCGAACAGATCATGGCAGCGTGGAAGAAATCAAAAAATACAGCTCAAACAGTTCATGGGGAATTCCCAGATCAGATGGCTAAGAGAACAGTTATCAACAGAGCGCTCAAGCTCATCATCAACTCATCAAGCGATAAACCGTTGTTCGTAAAAGCGTTCAACGAATCGGGATACATTGATACAGAAGATAACGAAACACCGACATTAACTATCCCTGAGACAGCATTTGCGACAACCATATCGCCAAGCGATGCTAAAGGACCGGACACCACTCCAACCGTGGATCCGTTCTAATGAAACTATCCGTCTTCGGAAGTTCATCGGCCGGTAACGGTTACGCGTTGGAGTTCGATAACGGAAAGATTCTACTCATTGAAGCCGGAGTACCTCTCAAAGCATTTATTGAGAAGTACCCCGACCGATGGGGTGACGTTCTTGGATGTCTCATAACGCACGAACATAAGGACCATTGTAAATTCGCAGAACAGTATATCGAGTTCGGCATCAACTTATACGCAACAAGCGAAACGCTAGAGGCAATATGTGTCAAAGGGTTCTACAAGACCAACGTGATGCCACCACAACAGATACTCGTATTTGATAAGCATATATCTGTCCTACCGTTCAAAGTCGTTCATAACGCTCTAAATCCTGTCGGCTTCATGATCATCGACACAAAGACAGATGAATCACTATTATTCATTACCGACAGCGCCTACCTAGAATACAGATTTCAAGACATCGATTACATGGTCGTCGAGTGTAATAACATCGAAGAAGTGGCCAATTTCAATAATTTAAACGGTCGTATGGCTTCATCAATTTATCACATGAATTTAGAAACAACCAAACGCTTCTTAGGTCATTGTGACTTAAAGAACACGAAAAAGATTATCTTGATCCATTTATCAGATGCCAACTCGATAGAGACACGCATGATCAATGAGGTTCAAGAGCAAACCAACATAAGCACATCAGTAGCGAACGTTGGAGATGTATACGAGCTGAGAAAGGATCCGTTCTAAGGTGACGTATGGATGAACGCAAAGGGTACATATTATTATCCCGAAAAATAACCAGTAGCGAGATCTTCAATAAGCCCCCACTGTATCTAAAAGTATGGGTCTACCTGTTATCTCACGCTCAGTATTGTGATTACAAAGGACTTAAAAAGGGGCAGTTATGGGTGTCTGTAGATAAGATCAGAGAAGACTGTTCGTACTTTAAAGGGTATGTAAAAGTGACCCCAACAAGGGATGAAGTGTTTCGAATTATTGAGTGGTTACGAAGCGCACACGAAGCATACAACGAAGGCGACACGAAGGCAACAATGATTGCAACAACGAAAGCAACACGCGGACTTGTAATAAACATAGAGAACTACGCGTATTATCAAGACCCGAAGAACTACGAAAGCAATGATGAAAGCGATGATGAAAAAGCCACGAAACATTTACGAACACCCAACATGTCCAACAGGATAAAGGAAACAGATAAAGCATTAAAGAATATAAACAATAAGAATACTAATAAAGAGGGGAACGATGTTATCGTTTCACACTCTAATAAATCATTGTTTGGAGAATTTGCAAACGTAAAACTAACCATAGAAGAATACGAAAAGATTAAGTCATCACGACTGGAATCGTACATTGCTAAACTCAGTGCCTACAAAGAATCAACAGGCAAGAAATACAAGAGCGATTACGCAACGATCCTTAGCTGGTCTCGTAAAGATGGCGAAGGTAAACGAGTAGAGCCAATACCAACATACGAATCAACCAGTAAGCCGATGACAACCGAAGAGATTGAAGCATTGAAGAAAAGACTAAAAGGGAACGGAGAACCCAAATGACAGAATTAAAAGAAAAAGCCTTAGCGAAGATGAACGATGAAATGAGCAAACCTCATTCTGATGTTCTAGACTTCATCCACAACTATTTCTGTGAGCAAGAAGATGAAACCTTACTTACTAGCATAAGCAAAGATGGGAAGAGTTTAGAAGGTGCTTATAACTTCATGGTCAAGATGGCACAAGAAAAACATTACTCATGTATTAGCGATGCTGAAGGCTTCAGACTTATGACTGAATACTTTCTAGGAAATGAAACGGATGTCAAAGCTGTTGGATATGCCTCTACAAAACCGATAACATCTACACCGAAGACAATCGCTCCTGCAAAGAAAGATACATCAATCGTGCCACCAGTAGTTAAACACGAAGCACAGAAGAAGGCAGACAAGCCTAAAGAATACGAAATGACCAGTATGTTTGATTTCTTGGATGAACCCGAAAAGGATCCTATTGACATTGATCCGTCAGATGTAGCGATTAAAGAAATGGCTGATCAACCGGAACCGGATTATGGTTTAGTGTTTGGAGACGAAGATGAAGAAACAGACGAAACGGAAACCGACTAAAGAAGAAGTGATGATTGAAATACCGGATGACCCAAGATTAAAAGGTCTAAAAGATTTCCCTCATTACCTGTTAAGAAAAGAAGGGCATTACCACTGTGGAGTGTGTGGCAAGTCTTATGGAAAGATGATGTCAAAGCTTCTATTCATAGGAAAGACATATTGTCCCAACTGTGAAACAGAGCTTCAACTAAAACAGATCTCTTGTAGGACTAACTGGTATAACCTAACAACCGAAGAGAGAGCACAAGTCGCTCAAGTTCACGAAGGTAAGGTTATATTCCGTCAATACTCATTAATTCATAGCGTTGATGCAATTACCTTGAAAGAGAATATAGAAATCAAAGAGATTGAAAGAATAACCATCATCGATGGAGAAGCGCATATTTATCACTGGTCGAATAGATATTTCATCGGATGGGTTACTGGATGTATATCCGAAAATGAAAGAGACCATCGACCGCAGGCATATCACAAACTATTTCCTAAATCGTTTGAAGAACATTTTAAAGGAACAGAACTTCAATACACAGGAATAGGAAAGTTTATTGATCGTGATAAGACAAAATGGTGGTACACGATTACTAGATACTCTGTCATTGCAGCTCACTGGCCGTGGATAGAAAACGTAATGAAGAACGGGATGACAACACTTTATAGCGACATCATTGAAACGAAGGCTGATATGAGATATGTCACACCAAAGAACATTATGATGTACAGAAAATCGTTGAAAGAAAAACCCGATAAAAGGGGAGCGAGTTTCGTAAAGAGTAAACGGATAGTTGAACGAAAAGGCTTGAACATAAGTGATGAGTTCATCGATGTTCTAGGATATGAAGATTTAGATCTAATAGGAACTTACTTCAAAGAAATGAACGTCGAAAAACTAGTCAAGTATATTAACTCTCAAAACGAGAAGTTCAAAGAAACAAACAACTTATCCTATTATCGAGATTATATGGTGATGATGGGTCAAGTTGGAACACCAGTAAACGATGACAGCACGATGTATCCACCATGTCTTAGGAAAGCTCACGACGATGCCGTTATAAAACTCAACACAGTGAAGCAAGAGAAGAACAATGGCATATACGCTAAACAATATGAAAAGTTAAAAGAACTGAATTTTATAAAATATGGCTTGATGATCATCGTGCCTAAAGATGTAGTTGAAATAATCATTGAGGGAAAGAACATGAACCACTGTGTAGGCTCCTATGTCGATAGAGTAGCGCGTGGCGATACTGTCATCCTGTTCATAAGACACTCTGACAACCCAACGGAAGCGTTCTACACGATGGAATATTGTAACGGACACATCATACAAGTCAGAGGCAAAAGCAACGCTAAGACAACAGAACAGGTAGATACTTTCACAAGAGAGTGGCTTGATTGGACTAAGCAACCTAAGAAGAAATTGAAGAAACAAATACAACCAGTTATGCAGTTACAAGCGATAAACGCTTAAAGGAGAAATGATGAATAAAATATTCCTAATATGTCCTGTGCGTAATGCAACGGACGAACAAAAACAAAAGATGGAAGCACATATCAAAAATTTAGAAGATCGTGGTCATCAAGTATATTACCCTGCTAGAGACACAGATCAAAATGATCCAATCGGGTACACGATTTGTGTGACCAACGCTAACGCTATTGAAGAGGCAGATGCAGTTCATATATTTTGGGACAAGAACAGCACAGGATCGTTGTTTGATCTAGGTGTCGCCTTTGCATTAAAGAAATCTGTCGTCATTGTAAACATTGATGATTTGGAACCGACAGAAGGGAAGTCATTCACAAACATGTTGATGTATTGGAATATGATATGAAAATAGACAAGAAACGTAAACAACAGATATTCGATTATCTAAACACATTGAAGTTTGCCCATGAAGCACACGCGCAAAACGAAGTAAAATGGTTCGGATCAGCACAATATGTCGAGTTTGAAATGGATCGTGCGAAATTAGTCGGCGAAATCATCGAAATGGTAAGTGAGCATAATGACCATTGATGAAAAGATTAAGAACGCCAAGAGACAAGCGTTAGTTGACTGGCTACAAGGCGAGTATTGGCATAACATAACTTATCAAAAGTATGAAGATCATTATCTAAAGTCGCTCTACGATGAGAAAGCGAGACAGGAGAAGAATGAGACACACGATTGAAGAAGTCAACCAATTCATGAAAAGGCTTATCACCACCTCAGCAAGAAGAAATGCTTGTGATATCAATATGCTACTGGACATTGCTGAAATCATATACGATAAAAAACCTAAGAAACCAATTAAAGAAACACTTATATTAGGACCAGTTCTATTTAGTTGTGATGATTGTAAGGAAATTATTCTAAAAAGTTATGCTGGGGAGTTTCCTTGTAATATGCCTAAGTTTTGCCAATATTGTGGAACGGAGATTGATTGGAGTAAAGATGAATAACCCCATCCAATACTCCGAGATCGTCAACGGTCAAATGGTGTTCATCCAATTCTGTCCGTGTTGTATGAGAGCATTGAAGTCAGAAACCGCCTGTAAGTATTGTGGGTGGAAGAAAGGAAAAACAAAATGATTGAGTATAAAAGCAGATTTAGATTAACGGTTCAAGAACAAAGTCATTTTGGTCTTGCTGTCGGCATCATGTTCAATAAAGACCATAAAGATGCATATTTATACATAATTTTCTGCAAATTCTTTATCGGATTTGGTTGGCTTTAGATGCCAAGAGTAAATGAGTGTGTGATCGCCGTTTACGTTGTCGGCATCCTGATAGTTGGAATCGTAGGACTAGTGAAGTTATGGAAAGATGTGAGAAACAAATGATCTATGCAATAGACTTTGATGGAACACTGGCGATCACTGAATGGCCAAAGATAATAAGTCCGATTGTGTCGATGATGACATTCGCTAAACTCGCAAGAGAACAGGGAAACAAAGTCATCCTAAACACTTGTCGCACTGGTAAACACCTAGATGATGCCGTTGCCTATTGCAAGAGCTTCGGTGTCGAGTTTGACGCAGTGAATGAGAACATACCCGAACTTATAGCGATGTATGACAACGACAGTCGAAAAATAAGCGCCGATTACTACATCGATGACAAGAACTTGCATCCAAGTGAAATGGTTAAAAGTCTTGAGTTATGTGAGCTGTGGTGGAAAAAACTGAAAGAGGTGGATGATGGAGAATAAAACCGTATTAAAGTCATCAGGCAAACAAGATACATTCTCAAGTGGTGCAGTTCGTGATTCACTCGAAGGTAAACCGATGATGGAACTATTACCGATGGACTTATTGATGAGAGTGTCAGAGTGGTATGGACTGGGTGCTAAGAAATATGGCGATGATAACTGGCGTAAAGGTCAACCTATCAAGCGATGTGTCGGGTGCATATTAAGACATCTAACAAAGTATTGCTTAGGACAAAGGGATGAAGACCATCTAAGCGCCATCGTGTTCAATGCCTTGAGCATTATGAATGTTGAAATGTATCACGCTGATGATCCGCAGTTAAATAACCTGAACTACAACGATCAGGTGAAGGGAGAAAACAATGTGGGTGATTCACGTTTTTGAAGGAGCTTACTGTGTAGGGTATTGGCATGGTTCAGAGTTTATATTTATTATGAAATGCGAACTATCAGATGAAGGTAGAAATAAGTGTATGCAATGGTGTCATTATCTTAATGGAGGAAACTTATGATCAACCTCACGAACTCTTATAAAGTAAGTTATGTGAAGAAGAGTGCGAAAGGGAATACGATGTTCAGTATTCGTGATTACGATAAGTCGAAGCCCGACGACAAGAATTATCTCAATGTCTTAGCGTTTAACTCAATCGAACTTAGTGATGGCGACTTTATCATCATCGAGAAAATAAGTTCAGTGTCGTTGAGTAGTTATGTCGATAGGCAAGGCAACACGAAGCAATCAGTGACCCTGTTTGGTATCGTTAAGCAATCGGTTGAACCTACTAAGAAACAAGAACCTGTGAAGAGTGAGCCAGTCGTAGAGCAGGCACACAATGAATATGAGCCAGTCGTAGATATCTCAGACAATGACTTCAACACTGGACCATTGCTTGATATCTCGAGTGATGATCTACCATTCTAGCCTATGGATGAACGCCTATTGAAAAGGGCACTCACTAAATACAACGAAAACAAGAAAATTAAGAAAGACCTTGAAGATAGGCTTGAAGAAGCCGAAAACAAGTTCTACGGTCTAAAGGGTGGTGGAATAGCGAAGATGCCGGAAGGAAGTCCACCGGATGCCGGACTTGTAATCGCTGTAAAATTGGAGTGCATTGATAAGATACGAGCTGACTTAAGAAGAGTGAATGGAGAGATTGAAGAAGTGGATAATTTCATTGCTAAGATGTCGGACTATAAGAGCTTGATTGAAGATAAGTTTATGAATGAGATCAGTGGCGAAGAATTAGCAGACAAATACGGATATTCAAGTAGGCACATCAACAGGTTAATCGATAGGGTAATACTTACCAACGCAATGATCGATGATATGGACAAGATGTAAAGATGTCCTACTGGACACGAAATAACAGTGTATTATGATATTAGGTATTGATGGGCAAACAACCATTAAACAAGAGAGTCATTCTAAACGGATGGCTTTTTTATATTCAAGGGAGAAACAATGGATATCAACGAAGCCGTCAGACAATCGACTAAGGTATCTAAGCGTGGCAATGAATGGATCGATTGGAACAATGTCATTAAACTGGTTGACCCGAAAGAGTTTAAGGTATTAACAAAGTTTTCAGTAAGGTCTAAATGGCGTAGAGTCAATGGAACACGACTTACATCGAAACAAGATGAACCAGTAAATCCTCAAACACCTGAAGTGGATAAATCTAGAAAAGTAGAGAACTTAAGGAAGCTTCTAAAGGATCCTCACTCACTTACCGAATTGGTAAGCAAAACAGGACTTAGTGATATTGAAGTTCTCGGCTATATTGGACAGTTCAAAAACAACGGTGAAGACATCTTAGATTTCAAGATGGATGGTCAAATTGGATATGTTAATAACGACAAGATAACAAACAAGTATACAGAGTATGAACATTACCATGATGTTAACGAAGTAATTAAAATAGGCATTATATCTGATACTCATATATGTTCAAAGTTTTGGCAACCTACTTACTTAAAAATGGCTTATGAGCATATGAAGTCAATGGGTATCTCAAAGGTTTATCACTGTGGTGATATCACTGATGGATTCTATAAAGACCGCATGGAAGAATCGTATGCCTTTGGTGCAGATGCTCAAACAGATGAAGTTGTAAAACGTTATCCAAATATCGAAGGTGTAACAACCTACTTTATTACAGGCAATCATGACTATACACATATCCGCAATGGTGGTACTGATGTAGGTAGACAAATAGCAAATCAACGCAAGGATATGATCTATTTAGGGCGTGATTACGCAAAGATATGGCTAACTGATAAGGTTGATATGGACATTGTGCATCCTGGTGATGGTACATCTTACGCATTGTCTTACCAGTTACAGAAGCGTATCAACAATATGTCAGGCGGTAGAAAGCCTAAGATTATGATCAGCGGACACTATCACAAGAACTTTCATATGTTCTATCGAAACATACACGCAATGACAGCTGCATCATTCCAAGCACAAAGCAATTGGATGAGAGGAAAGGCTATTGAATCTGATATTGGATTCGTTGTCTTGAACATCAGTATCAATGCTAACGGTGACATTATTAAGTTCGCTCATGAATACTATCCGTACTATGTTTCAATCGTAGATGACTATAAGAACAACTAACTAACCAACACGGGTGTCATAGGTACAGTGACAGGCTCATACCCAATAATCGTGCGATCTCTCCTAAGCACTGACGAACCAAACTGAGCCATCATTTCTAAGCTATGTATAAATACTATGTATTGTATATATATGTATATATAGGGAGAACACAACAGTATGGCACAAGAGTGGGCTAAGAGTTTCTATAAGAGTAAGCAATGGCTTGAATGTAGAGCATCGTTCATATCGTATAGGATGAGCGTAGATGGATGTATGTGTGAGCATTGTCATAAAGAGCTTGGCTATATTGTGGATCACAAGATCGAACTCACTCAAGAGAACATCAAGGATCCTAACATTGCACTCAATCATGAGAACTTACAATACCTATGTCATGTCTGTCACAATCACAAGAGAGCAGGCGATGAAGGGTTCATACGTGAAGGGTTTAAGTTCAATGATGAAGGAGACATGGTAGAGGTATAGCCCCCATATTTAAAGGCTTAAACGCACTTTCACAGTACCGAGTGCCTACCTCTACTCAACGCACAGGTTCACGTATAAGGGGTGTAGTTATTTTGATGAAAGGAGAGTCAACATGGACACAGATGGAAAGATTAAGAAAGAGATACGCAGACTTAATCGTATCTTCAAAGACATAGCACTTGATAAAAAAGAGTTGTGTATCGAGCTTATTAAGAACGCAGCGTTTCTATCTGTTCAGATGAAAGACCTCACTGATCGGATGAATGAAGAAGGCGTTATCTCTGAATATCAAAACGGTGAGAACCAGTTCGGTACAAAAGAGTCTCCACTGGTAACAGTCTATTGTAAGTTTCATAAACAGTATTCAGGAACATTCGCACAGCTCAACGATCTACTTCCAAAAGGGAAGCAACTTGATCCAACGGATGGGTTTGAAGCTTTAAAGAACCTATGAACTATATCGTCGAGTATAATTCGAAAATAATCGACGGACTAGCAGTCGGTGACAAGATAAGAAAAACTTATAATCACATTGTGCGAGATATCATTGATAACCCAAACAGTGAGTATGAGTTTGATGAGACTAAAGCTTATAAGGTTATTACATTCATTGAAAGTTATTGCAAACACTCTAAAGGCAAGATGGCGGGAACGCCTTTTTTGTTGGAGTTATGGCAAAAGGCTGCTGTGTCGGTCATCTTTGGAATCGTCCATAAGGAAACGCGTTTAAGAAAGTATCGTTTTGCGTTCTTGATGGTCGCTCGTAAAAATGGCAAGTCAACACTTGCAGCTGCTATTGGTCTTTACCTGTTGATGATGGATAACGAAGGTGGACCCGAAGTGGTTGCCTGTGCGACTGTCAAAGACCAGGCGAAAATCATTTGGAGTGAAGCCGTTAAGATGATCCATAAGTCACCAAGCCTACGTAAGCGGGCTAAGACAAAGGTTTCAGAAATAGTAACAGATTATAACGAAGGATCCTTTAAGCCTTTAGGCAGAGACTCTGATACCAAGGATGGGCTTAATATATCCGGTGCAACACTGGATGAAATTGAATCATGGACCGACCAAAACTTATTAGACGTCATTATTGATGGAACTACCGCAAGAACTGAGCCTTTAATACTGGCCACTTGCACAGCAGGAACAGTTCGTGAGTCTGTGTTTGATAACATCTACGGTGATGCCGAAGAAACGATCAAGTCCTACGATGAAGAAGAAGTATACGATGAACACTCGATTTATTTAATCTACGAGTTAGATGCTAAGACAGAGTGGACCGATCCTAAGTGTTGGCCAAAAGCAAACCCTGGTTTAGGAACAATCAAGAACATTGACATCCTACGATCTAAGGTCGAACAGGCGATGAAAAAGACTTCGCTTATTAAAAACCTAGTCTGTAAAGATTTCAACGTCAGAGAAACAGCCGGTGAGACATGGTTATCACCTGAAGAGTTTACTAACTACTCTAGATTTAGATTCGAAGATGATCATTTAATCGTTGACTACATCGACTACAAGAAAAACAAGATAAGAACTGAAACGCTACCAAGACCGCGATATGGAATCGGCGGTTATGACTTATCCGCAACAACCGACTTAACTTGTGCAACTGTTATGTTCAAAGTACCAGGATGCGACGATATATTCGTTATGCAAATGTATTGGTTACCGTCAAATGGTTTTGATGAGCGAGTATTGGAAGATAGACGTATACCTTTAGCTGTTTGGCATGAGCAAGGTTTATTGCGATTATCAGAAGGCAACAAGATAAACTACAAAGACATTACTGCTTGGTTTAAAGAGATTCAAGACACATATGATATCTACTTATTCAAAGGTGGGTATGATGCGTGGAGTGCTACCTACTTAGTTGATGATATGGAAAACACATTCGGCAAGGGCGTGTTTGAACCTGTCATACAAGGCAAGAAAACTCTATCAAGCCCGATGCAATCGTTGGGCGAGGATCTAAAATCAAACAAGATTATTTACGACGACCACAAGATGCTTAAGTGGTGTCTTAGTAATACGTCTATAGACACTGATAAGAACGGAAACATCCAACCTATCAGAGGTAGAGACCGTAAGAAAAAGATAGATGGTTTTGCATCGTTACTAGATGCGTATGTCGCATATGAGAGAGTCAGGGATGACTATGAAAACATCTTGTAAAGGGGCTGACCTATGGGAATCTTTAGCAGAAAACAAACAACCGAGACACGAGCCTTAAGATCTGAACTACTCAAGATGGTGGTAGGTTATACGCCATCGTTTAGCACTTATTCGGGTGGACTCTATGAGATGGACTTAACAGTCTCTGCAATCGATGCGTTCGCAAGACACGCAAGCAAAGCTAACATCAAAATTAAGGGTAAGGCCTATAAGAACCTGTCGAATCAATGGAAAGTTCGTATGAACGACACAATGACCACACAACAGTTTCTTTACCGCCTAGCAACCATCTTCAAGTGCGAGAACAATGCGTTCTTAATTCCTGTCTATGGTGATCATGGCGAAATTGTCGGTATTCATCCGATAAGTTCTATTGGAGCAACGGTTACTGAAGTCAATGGTACTTTGATGTTGAAGTTTAGAATGAACCAAAAAGAATATGCGATGCCTTATTCAGAAGTTGGACACGTAAAGAGCCACCAGTATAAAAACGAGTTGTTTGGCGATGGCAATCAATCCTTAAACCCAACAATGCAATTACTGGACATTCAAAAGCAAGGTATCGTTAACGGAATCAAAACATCAGGAGTTATTAGTTTCTTAGGGCGTATCGCACAGACTGCTAGACCTGAAGAAATAACAAGAGTACGCAAAGAGTTTAATGAGCAAAATCTAACCATCGAAAATCAAGGTGGTATTGGTTTGTATGACTCCAAGATTGCTGATGTTCAACAGGTTAAGCGTGAACAGTTTATCGTTGACACTTCTCAAGCGGAACATATCGAAAAAAGTGTATTTAACTATATCGGTGTCAACACTAAGATTATGCAAAATGATTTCAACGAGGATACGTGGGGAAGCATTTATGAAGGTGCTTTAGAACCATTCTTAATTCAAGTTGGACAAGTTCTTACGTGTATGATGTTCACTCCTAAAGAAATTGCAATGGAAAACGAAGTCATTATTGAATCTACAAGATTACAACACGCTAATACCGCCACCAAATGGAAGGTCTGTACTGAAGGTATGGATCGTGGTGTTTTCAGTGTTAATGAAAGTAGAGAAATCATGAATCTACCGCCGATTGAAGATGGCGACCGTAGATATATCCGTATGGAATACACAGCAGTAGAGAACCTTGATAAAGTCCAAAAGATAAACAAGGTCGATGAACCAAAAGAAACTCAAGAGAACGAAGAGGATGACAAAACTGTATAGCGTTTATGTCCATACTTGCCCTAACGGGAAAAAGTATGTAGGTATAACAAGCAAAAGACCAGAAGATAGATGGCTCAGCGGTTCTAACTACAGAAATAATGCTCACTTTCACAGGGCGATAAAAAAGTTTGGATGGGAAAACATAATTCACGATGTCGTATCATCGAACATTACTGAAGCACAAGCTGCAGACATGGAGATTAAGTTAATTAAAAAGTTTAACACTATGAACCCTAAACTTGGGTATAACAACACGAGTGGTGGAGAAGTAGGAAAAGAATATTCTGAAGAATCTATAAAAAAGATGTCAGAAAATAGAAAAAACATTTATTGCGGTAAGGATCATTATTGCTATGGAAAAACACAAGAAGAAATATTTGGTGTTGAAGGTATGAATAAAAATATCGAACAAGCAAGAGCGAGATGGTCCGGAGAAGAGAATCCGCAAAAGAAGAATCCAAGGTTTGGAAAGGATAACCCTAACTTTGGCAAGACATTTCCGAAAGAACAAAGACTAAAAATGGCCGAGTCTAAAAAAGACACAAATAAGATAATGCCAGGAGATGCGCTGAAGGTTATGGAACTCTATTACACAACCGATCTAGATCAGAAACAAATTGCTGAAATGTTTGGTATATCTAGGCAATCTGTAGGCGATGTAATTTGGAGAAGAATACATGCAGAAGAAACTAAAGACTACATTAAACCGACAAACAAAACAATTAGAAAGAGGACTAAAAATGTCAAACAAAGAAATTAGGTTTCTTGATTTTGAAAATCAAAGTCAGGAAGATATGGTTGTCGAAGGCTATGCCGCCACATTCAATCAACCGACGGTACTGTATGTCCGAGACGGTATTCAGTATAAGGAAGTTATTTCAAAAAACGCTTTTCAAAACACTGATATGAAAGATTGTTGCTTCAAATACAACCACTCAGATAATGTAATGATTTTAGCAAGAACAAGAGGTGGATCACTTCAATTAAAGACCGATGAACACGGTCTTTTCTTTAGATCTAAGTTGTTTGATACGCAGAGTGGAAGAGATGTTCACACGTTAGTTAAAGCGGGAGTTCTGGATAGATGCTCATTCGCTTTTACTATAGCAAAAGATGGCGATGTATTCGATAAACAGACAAGGACAAGAACAATTCTAAAGATAGATAAACTTTACGATTGCTCAATTGTCGACATTCCTGCTTATGACTCTACATCGGTATCGGCACGAAGTTTCTTTGATGCGGAAGCTGACAAGGAACTGAAAGAAATTGCGGATGCAATGGATCGTGAATTGAGAATGACAAAGTTAAAAGAATTGTTAAAGGAGGTCAAATGAACCTACAAGAAATTGAAGTTCGCGAAGCTGAGATCAGAGAGCTGGTCAACGCAGACGAAACAAGCGAAACCAAACTAACAAGCGAACAAATTGATTCGTTTACCAGTGAATTGGAATCGTTAAAAACTGAACGCGCCGCAATCGTCGAAAAAGCCGAAAAACGCCAAGCGCTGATCAACGCTACACTTGCCGGAAAAGGCACAGTCTTAGCAGAAATGAAAGAGGAAAAAAACGTGGAAAAAGAATTGTCTGTAAGAGAAATCGCCGCATTACCTGAATATCGTACAGCTTGGTTAAAGATGCAGATGGGGCAACCATTGAATGAAGTTGAACAACGCTCAGTCGCAATGACTAACGCATCTTCTGTCATCCCAGTTGTTACCGCAAACAAGATCTTCGACATCATCAAACAAAAAGGCAACTTGCTTAGCAAAATTGACCTTTACCGTGTCAATGGATCCGTTGTTGTACCTGTTGAAGGAACAAACACTGATGCTGAATTGCATACCGAAAATGCTGCTCTAAATGCCGCTGCCGACACATGGACCAACATTACATTATCCGCTTACGAAATCACTAAGTTAGTTCGTTTGTCTAAATCGTTGATGACTATGGCGATGGACAAATTTGAAAACAAACTTGCTGAAAAGATCGCCGCAAAAATCGTTATGAAGGCTGAAGGATACATCTTATACGGAACTGGTTCAGGTCAACCAAAAGGCATCGACAAAGCGCAAACTTGGACTGATGGTACTAACGGTGTTGACTGGGCTGGAGCTGCTCCTACCGCTGCCGAAATCATTGAAATGGTTTCTTACTTCCCAGGCGGTCACTTCTCAAATGCTGAATGGATTATGAATCACAAGACTTTCTTTGGACGCATTTACGCATTACGCGATGACGCTAAATTCCCATTGGCCAAAGAAGTTGGTGCCGGTTGGGTTATCTTGGGCCGCCCTGTTACCTTAAGTGATTCCGCAGCTGATGATGACATCTTCTTGGCTGACTTAACGCAAGTTGTTGGTAATTTGTCAGAAGATATCTTAGTTGAAAAGAACGAATCTTCAGGCTTTGCATACAACGCAGTAGACTTCCGTGGATCTTGCATCTTCGATTGTGACATCGCTACTCCTACTGCATTCATCAAATCAGAAGCGACCTTAGCGTAAGGTAGTAACATGGGACGCTACGTAGGCGAACTTGGGACAGATGTGTTTGGCATCACTCTTGATGAAGTCAAGAGAGGTAGAGTTGTTTGGACAGCAGCGCAAGCAGTAGCCGAATCGACATTGCACGCAGCAGTTACCGGAAGCGGTACAGTTGTTGTCAACACTACAACCGCCTTTACACAACCGTCATGTCCAAGAAATTTGAAGATCACACCTGGTGGAACAACCGCTGATGTTAAAGCGGCTTCCGTCACTGTTTATGGAACGAACATTGCTGATGAAGTTATCAGTGAAGCGTTCGCATTTGCCGAAAACGCAACAGCTGCAACAGTTGGTGCAAAAGCATTTAAGAGCATTACATCGATGTCTATTCCTGCACAAGATGGAGCAGGTGCAACATTCCTTTTAGCGAGTGGATCTAAATTAGGGCTACCAGTTAAGCTAGACAAAAACTACGCTTCTGATGCCTTGTTTGGGACAGCTAAAGACTCCGCATTGCCTACGATGGCTGTTAGTTCAAGCGCACTCGAAAGCAATACAGCGTTGTTTGCTACCGCCTTAGATGGCACAGCATTACAACTTATCTTAGATTTATAAGAATGATCAGGGGAGCTTTAGTGCTCCCCTTATTCTTGAAAGGAGTGAACTATGCCAGTATTAACTACTCTTGCTAAAGTGAAGTTAGTCCACGATATCAGAACGACAGCTAAAGATGATGCCATCAACGACTGGATCGCAGCTGCTTTAAGAGACTTAAAACATAGTGGCGTTGCTGATCCTGATGAAGAGGACGAACTTGTGTTGTCGGCCATCAAATCCTATTGTGGTGCGCAAATCGACATAGGAACACCGAAGGGTGAAGCGTGGCAAAAGAACTATGACAAGCTCGTTTCTAAACTAGCCTCATCCGGTGATTATTGTGACTAGGGATGAAGCCCAACTACTCTACTTTACCAAGTCAGGAACCAGTACCAACGGGTTCACACCTGAAGTAGAGACCGCCATTGACGTTGATGTAGAAATCAAGTCCGTAGGGCGCACAGAGGCCTATCTAGCGATGCAATCAGACCGTAGTCCTACAATCATATTCCGTTTACGATTGATTGACTGGGAACTTAGTAAGCACGCTGTAGATGGTGCTCCTAGATACGCTGAAAAGGTTAGATATGACGGGTATGTTTATAACATCATTCGACACTACTCAGCTGATGGCTATACCGAATTGACGTGCGGGTGATGATATGCCGTATTTCGAAGTAAACATACCAAAGGACATTTTTAAACAGTTTGCCGATGCACAAGACGATATCTGTAAGGAAATGCTTACAGAAGCAATACCAATAGTCGCCGAAAGTCTGAAAGAAGAATTGCGAAAACATGAGAACACAGGAGAATTGATCAAATCGATTGAGACCTTTGAACCTCATAAATTGAAAGATGAATATTGGATTGTGAGTGCTGTCCCAACTGGTAAATCAAAGGGATTACGCTCTGCTCCAAAGGTCTTCGCACGAAGTAAGACTGGCAGGAAGACATCAGGTAAAGCGTTGTACAACGACGATAAACTATGGTGGTTGGAATATGGAACGTCAAAGCAAAAGGCTACGCCAGTTCTTAAGAAGGCGATTAACAACGCAAACAATAAGGTTATCGCAAAGATGACTGAAATTTATAACAAAAGGATGGGTGATCTATGAATCAAATCATTAAAACGCTTTTAGATACGCTAGGTTATCCTGTAGAGTTCTTAGATTACGATGGCGGTGAAACATCCTACTTCGTATTCAACTACACAGATGATCGTGGCGATAATTTTGCGGACGACTCACCACAAATGACCGTCTATGAGATACAGATCCATTTCTTTTGTCCTAAGTCATTCGATTACACAAGCTTTAAGATTCAAGTCCGTGAGTTATTGTTTAACAACGGATTTTCATACCCGGCAGTCGAACACAATTACGAGAGTGATACGAAGATCAACCACTTAGTATTTGTATGCGATTATGCCCTAACGAAAGAGGTATAACATGGCAAAAATCGGGTTAAAGTACCCAGTATACAAAGGCAGTACAGGTGGAGTTATTGGTAAGGCATTAACCGCTGATATCACCATCGAAACAAATACCGCCGAACTCTATGCAGACGATGGACTCGCCGAGAGCGATTACTCGTTTAAATCCGGGACTATCTCGTTAGGCATCGATGAATTAAGCGATGCCGTTCAAGCTGAGTTCTTAGGTCATACCATCGCATCAAGCGAAATGACCGCAAAATCTACCGATGTACCAGCTTATGTTGGTATCGGTTTCTACGGAGTCAAGATGATTTCCGGTGTAAAAAAATACCGCGCTATCTTCTTCCCAAAAGTTAAGTTTAACGAACCTTCAGACAGTGAAAAGACTCAAGGTGAATCAATCGAATTCGGTACATCCACACTTGAAGGAAAGATCCTCAAAAACGATTCTGATGTTTGGAAAATCGAAAAGACTTTCGCACTCGTTGCTGATGCGATCGCTTATCTAAATACCGCTGTTGGTTTAGCGGTTGTTGCTTCAGGTGGTTTATCTGCCTTAGCAATGGCGGGAACTGGCGGAACATTGTCTCCTGCATTTGGAGCAGCCATTCGTTCATATACCTTTGGTGGAGTATCTGCTGCATCCGTTACTGTCACACCGACAGCCGTTTCACACACCATCAAGTTGTATGTTGATGGTGTTTATGTTCAAGACATCGTAAGTGGAAGTGCTTCCGCAGCCATCGCAATGACTGTCGGTTCTAAGAAACTTACACTCGTTGCTTATGAAGCTGGCAAAGCCTCACAGACAACTGAGATCATCGTAGTCAAGACATCTTAATTAACGTAGGGGATGTGTAAAAGCATCCCCTTTATTTTACAAAACCGAAAAGGTTAACGGAGAAACAAAATGCTAGACTCATACACAAAAATTACAGTAGGCGATAAGACCTATCCTATCGCATTCACTTTGAACACAATGGAAAAAATCCAACTTGAATATGGGAGTTTTGAAGAATGGTATAAACCATTTATCGAACCCGGAAACGAAATATCATACAAGGATCTCATTTGGTCCTTTGAACAGATAATCAACGAAGGTATCGCTATTGATAACAATGAAGGCAAGTCATACACACAACCTATAACGCATCAACAAGCGGGATGGATCATCAGTAAATACGGACAATTAGAAGCGATTAAGTCATTGTTTGAAGTAGTCGGTAAATCGATGCCAAAGGCTGATGACTCAAAAAACTCAATAGCCAACCCAACGCAACAATAGATTTTGCTTGGGTGATTGTGGTTGGCGTTAAACTCGGCTATAACGAAGAACAAATAAGTCATATGACATACGGTAAATTCGTAAGCCTTTATGAAGCGTACAAGAGTGTATTTGACTTAGAAAACACATTTAGAACAAAAGGCATAGGGTATTCTGCATTAAAGCAGAAAGATATGGATGAAATCATTCCATTATAGAAAGGTGGACACATGGCAGCAAAGAAAAGTATGATCGGTGCCAGTATAGGGCTTGATGGCGAAAAAGAGTTCAAACAGGCAATAACTGGTATCAATTCTGATATGAAGGTGCTTACTTCTGAAATGAAGAAGGTAACCTCTGAATTCAAAGATAACGCTAACTCTGTGTCCGCACTTACTGCTAAACAGAAAGTATTAAATGATCAGATCGTAGCACAAAAGAGTAAAGTCGAGGAGCTTCGTAAAGCGCTAGCCAACTCTAGTGATCAATACGGTGAGAATGATAAGAGAACTAAAGACTGGAAGATCTCGTTAAATAACGCTGAAGCCCAGTTGAACGATCTCAACTCTGAACTTAAGAAGAACGATCGAAATCTAGATGATGCTAAGAACTCTACAAACGGTCTAGCAAATTCTATAGACAAGATGGGCGATGATGCCGATACAGCAGGTAAGAAGACCTTAAAGATGGGCGACATTATTAAGGCTAACTTAATATCGAGCGCTATCATCGATGGCTTAAGAGCTGTCGCAAGTTATATGCAAGACATCGCTACTCAATCAATTGATGCAGCTGATGAAATCGCTACACTGGCCAGTCAAACAGGATTTACAAAACAAGAGATTCAACAGTTTCAATATGCCGGCAAAGGTCTAGACATCGAACTAGAAACCATTACAGGATCATTATCTAAATTAACTAAGAATATGACACTGGCTAAAAAAGAAGGGTCAGCACAAGCTTTAGCATTTAAATCTTTAGGAGTAAGTGCGACCAATACTGACGGAACATTAAGAGACTCTAAAAAGGTTATGTTTGAGTTGATCGATGCGTTAGGCAAAGTCACAAACGAGACCGAACGTGATTCTATGGCTATGCAGATCTTCGGCAAGTCCGCGATGGAATTAAATCCGTTGATTAAGGCCGGTTCTACTGAGCTGAATGCTTTAATGCAAGCCGCTATAGACAATGGTGCCGTAATGTCTGATGCCACTGTAAACGGCTTAGATGGGTTCAAGGATGCTACCGAAATGTTAAATCAAGAAATGACAGCACTGGCCGGCGAGATACTCGTTGGGTTAATGCCTACTTTCCAAGATATGATCGCATGGGTCAGAGAAAATAAAGATGAGATTAAGAAGTTCGCAACCGAAACAGTTCAAAAGATAGTTGATACAGTGAATTGGTTCGTAGAAAACAAAGATGAAGTCATTAGGGACGTTGGGTTAATTGGTGCGGCTTTCATTATCGCTTCAGGTCCTATGGCTGCAATGGCTACTGCAATGGCGCTACTGGCTCTTAATTGGGGTGATATGGATGATGGAGCTAAAATTGTAGGTGCATTAGGTGCTGTTGCTTTAGCGGCAGTTGGCGCAGCTTTAGCAGTCGGTGCTCTACAATCTGCTTGGTCTTTAGGCATCGCAGCTGCGGCTATCGTTGCAGGTGTCATCGCTATTTCATACGCAATCAATAACGCTACTAAGAACGCTACCATAAAGGCTCAAAATCCTCGTGGTGCTGTAGGCGGTGGTGGTGGAACACATTGGAACGCTGAAGGTGGGATATTCACTGAGCCGACTATATTTTCTACACCAAGAGGTTATCAAGGTGTTGGAGAAGCTGGAGCAGAAGCGATTATACCTTTATCTAAGTTGCCATCGATGGTCGGTCAAATGATTGACTATGATTTATTAGGCGATTCCGTAGCTTCAGCATTAAGAAGATCTCCGGCCATCGCAGTCATTGAAAAAGAATACTTTAATACAAGTGTTGATAATCGCATACTAAAGGCGGTGTAATATGAGTTCAATCACATTCAACGGTTCAACCGATACTACGAATAATGTTATTACCGAATCTGTAGCGTGGTTAAAGAAACCGGCTAAGAGATTCATCAGAAGTGTTATAGAAGGGAAGGATGGCGAAACATCAACCGAAACAGGTTACGATGCGTTGATCATCCCGGCTGTGGTAGGTTTAAAGTCTACCGCATCCGTTGATACAGTTATTGCTTGGCTAAATGGTACTGGGGTTCTCATCTGTTCTGAGGACCCTTTAAAATATCGTAATGCTAAGATACTTGAGCAAATTGATTACGATAAATTGGTGAGATACAGAAAAGCAAAAGTAAACTTCAAATGCGACGATCCTTATCGTTATCTCATCACAGATCCTATTGTTACGAAAACATCATTCCCATCAACGCTTACTCATGGCGGTAATGTGCCATCTAACCCCTTGTTAAAGATTACGGGTACAGGTTCGGCGATTCTCACAATCAATGGTGTTGGTATTTACATCACCTTTGACACAGCATACATCTATGTTGATTGCGAAACAAAGGAAGCGTTCTTTGCTACATCATTGTATACTCCACCATCATCAGCTCCGGACTATGTCTCTAAGAATAGAAATATAAGTCTTAATCAAGCGACTACTGGAGAGAGAATATGGCCGACATTGATTGTTGGTTCAAACACGATCTCTGTATTCTCTGGAACGATTACACGAGTTGATATTACTGAGAGGACACGATTCATATGATTCGTGTATTCAACGAAGAGCAAAAGGAGTTTACGAACATTTGTATTGTGCAACCATCATCTTCGTGGACTCCATACGGTGCTGTTCAAACTGGCTCCACAATGGAAGGCATTACGACAGGTAATGGAACGGTTGCTAACCCTAATTCAAGTTATGCTCAAACAGCCGCTATCATAGGGCACAAATATTACGTTAGAGTAAAGGCTAAGGTTGATGATTCTGTATGTCAGCAAATTAGATACTCATACGGTGGTGTCGCTGACACGCTTATATTGACACCAACAAGTGGAGTTAAAAACGATATATCAGTAGTCATTACCGCAACATCGACCTCCGATTTAATGGTTGTCGCTAGCATTTACGCAGATGCCGCAACAGCCAACGGTAAAGTCCTAACCACTTACGGTGTTATCATCATTGACTTAACCGTAGCGTATGGAGCAGGTCTTGAACCAGTAGCGTATATTATGGACAGAATTAAACCATTATGGTCACTGGCCGAAACATACGCAGGAGTTTACACGAGAACGATATGCGTCAACGATTTCTCTACTAACGGAGAAAAGGTTATTCAACCTATCTCTTGTGTCGAGATATTAGAAGATAATGTTGACTGGCGTGTTGAATTGACCGCCGACTTATCTTATGTATCATTCTTGAAGCAAGATTATATCCTTGTGGTAAACACTAAAGAGAATGGCGAACAACCATTTAGAATAAACAATGTCAAAGTAGATAGTTACGAAGTGTATTTCAGCGCTAGACACATTGGATATGATTTAGACAATTATATTTGTAGTCAACCTTTTGGCTATAAGTGGAACACAGGCATTGCGTTCTTTGTCTCTAGAACACTAGGGTATTCATTACCAGTGAATCAGTTTTACACCACAATGGAGAACTGGCGCTCAGGAGAATGGATCACTTTCAAAGGTTCAACATTACTCGACAATATGTATGAGCTTATCGCTATTCTAGGTGGTCATATCGTATTCGACTGGTGGGATATTCGTATTGATGAAACAGTAGGAGCAGATCATGGCGTAACGATCGAGTATGGTAAGAACTTACAAGGTGCTGAGATAGTAGAAGACTGGAACAGTGTATGTACACAGATATACCCAGTTGGAGACGATAACCTAACACTAGGAACGCCTACCAATATGCTTGAAGCAAGTGGAGTTACTTACGATCGTCCTTATACACGCAAGGTGACATTTCAAACCGAAAGCGTTACGGATCTCGAAACCTACGCACTTGCCTATTTAGAATCGAATAAACTACCAAAACTGAATTACAAGGTCAAGGCAAACACAGTTCAAGAAGTAGGACTAGGAGATACCATCTATGTATTCTCTAAACAGTTCACTATTTCTACAAACGTTCTAGGTTATACCTTTAATGTGAATACTCGACAAGTCGTGAACATTGAGTTCGGTAATTTTAGAAAAGATGTCAAGACAGTATTTGCGAACATTAACGCTGACATCGATGAGCTGAAGAAGTCTGTCATACAAGAGAACATCACGATGAACGCTAAGTTCGATTATCTAGGTGCTATGTTCATCGGTTATAGAGCTGCGGCATTAACATTTACTACCGCAACAGAAACGCTTATATCGGTAGACACAACTACGATCAACACAAATACAGATGTGTTCACGCTTGTCGATAACGGAATCAAGGTTAGCGTTGCTGGAACTTATCTAGTCAATGTAAAGAACTCTGTCGCTACGACAGGCACTACTGGGCGACTAGGTGTAAGTGTTATGCACAATACTACTCAGTATCTGTGCGAATACTCAGCGCTACTGAATAACTTTCAAAGGTCAATCGGTGCCGTTACATTAGTGTGCGAAGCCAACGATATGATTTATTTATACGGTTATCAAAACAGTGGCTCAAATAGAGCATTAGACCCAACACTGAATGGTAATTGGCTACAAGTCACAAAGATAGCGTAGAAACGATGAAACAATTGATTTCAATATCATTGATACTTCTTGCGCTATTGCCTATGAATAATGGCGATATGAACAGAGACGGACGCATCACGACAACAGACTTGGTATTGGTGCGTCTTGCTTCAACCGACTTGATGGCGGATCTCAATCATAACGGAATTGTAGATGAAGACGATCTAAGAATTATGCGATGGAAAATCGCCGAAAGGAATTGAGTAAATGAGAATCAGCGGTAAAAGTCTTGGGATGGTTCGTAGCGATACGGAGCTATTGACATGGTATATGGTGGACACTTCGGATGTCATCATACCGCTTGTCAGTGGCGATAAAGTTTACTTTAAGTTATGGGCAGATGAAGACACAGAAACACCGTTGTTAGAGAAATCTTTAGCGGTGTTTTCAGTTGATGGGAAAGCGGAGTTCGAGTTCACACCGACCGACACGAAGGACATTGAGCCAGGAGATTACTTTTACTCCATCTATGTCATCTATGCCGACACGGATGAAATGACACCGATCGCTCGCTACCCGTTCAAATTGAGACGGAGATAATATGAGCGACATCAAAACAGTAATCGAAACTGGACCAGTTGTTCACTCCCAGTTCAACAATGGCATACAAGGACCACAAGGTGCTCCGTTCGTAAATTATATCGGTGCTTACAACCCATTGACCGCATACGCCGTTTACGATGGCGTTACCTATCTCGGTTCATCCTATATGTGTATCTTATCGGCACTGGGCAAAGTCCCCACCAACGCTACCTACTGGGTGCTCATCGCATCTAAGGGCGACACAGGGGAGACAGGTGCTACCTATACCTTGCCTACTGCTACCGATAGCATTTTAGGTGGAGTTAAAGTTGGCACACGCTTATCGATTTTAGGTGGAGTATTGAGTGCCGACGCTACCGATATAAGTGGAAAAGTCGATAAAGAAACAGGAAAGTCATTAGTTTCCGACACGCTTATCACAGACTTGTCAGATGGTGGCGATACAACAGCACACACTCACGCATTATCAAATGGAACAGGCGATATGAAAGTAGCCAGAACGCTTAATGTAGGAACAAATGTAACGGCAACAGTTTTATCGCTTCAAGTAAATAATATTGAAAAGATAATGATAAATGCATCTGGAATAACGCTTAAAGATAATATTTACATTTTTCCTGCTAAAAGTTTGAATAATGACAATAGCGGAAACAACTCTAAATATGAATTTCTTGATGCAGGTAGCAAAATATCTCGCAACATAGCCGATGCTAACCCTGCTCTCATAGTCAATCAAGTTCACGCAAGTTCAACAGGGAATATATTAGATTTACAGTTCGGTGGGGTGCAAAAGGCATACATCAATAAATTTGGGGCTATATTTGCTACACAAGTGGCATCTAAATTTGGAATAATTAACGATGCTGCCGAAAATAATGCTTATGTAAATACTTCTACAACAGGCACACAAATTAGCCGAAATGTAGCCGATGCGAATAGTGCTTTACGAGTTAATTTAGCACACGCATCATCAACAGGTCTAATCACAGACTTTCAATTCGGTGGAGTAAGTAAGGCAAGTATAGATAGATTTGGAACTGTTGCTTCTCCTAAAT